AAGGATCGGACTAACTAAAGAAGTTGTGATCCCTGATTCATCGGAAGCAAATTTAAACGATATAGCGGCGGTATAATATGAAAACAAACTACTTAATAGAGTCATTAAAAGAAGGTGTTGAATACTTTAACGAGATCAGGAAAGAAAAAGCAGAGGAAGTCCTTAAATATCCAGGCGCAAAACTAGAAAACCTTAAGGATAACGATGAAAGCTTAGCCGGGTTGGATTTTACAGTTATCGAAGAAGAAGATTTATCAAAGATCAACTTTATGCATTTAAATCTAAGTGAATGCATGCTGAAGGGCTTCAATCTAAACAAAGTTAATTTTACAGGTTCAGACATCAAAGGGACTAAACTCGTCGACTGTGATCTATCAGGATGCGATTTTTCAAAATGTGATCTATCTGGAGTAATTTTAAGAAACTGCAAAACAGAAGGCGCAAAATTTAAAGGCGCAATAGTAAGCGAACAAGTCAAATCTCAAATCTCCCCTTCTCAGTTCAAAGAGACAAATAACATCAAGTAAAAACCAGTATGGCAGGAAAAAGGAATTACGACTGGGAAGCAATACATAAAGATTATAGGACTGGCCGATTCGACTCGGATAGAGCCCTTTGTCGTCATTGGGATGTTCCACCACCTACGTTCAGGAAAAAGAAAAAAGGAGATCCTAAGAATGGCGTGCCCGCATGGGAAAGGGACCTTGAAGAAAGGTTTAAAGATAAGGTAAAAAACCAATCAATTCAAGAGCTTGCCCAACAAAGTGCCCAACGAGTGCCCAGTGGGCAAAAACTAGATGACGATGAAAGAACCGTTGAGGATGCAGCTAACGCCGCGATGGTTATTATCAGAGATCATTGCTCAAAAATAAAAGGGCTGAATGAAATATATAATAAGCTGAAAGCCATTTTGTTAGAGGGGCTAATAGCGGATGATCCTAAGGTGATATTAAAATGGAGCGGGGGAAAAAGTGAAAGCACCACCGACATGTTAACAAAACTAACTAAAGTATTATCTGACTTAATAAAACTTGAAAGACAGGCATATAATTTAGACACGCCCGAGAACAAAGATAAAGACCATGGTGATGATTTAGAGGACAGGATTAAAGCTCAAATGAGAAAAGATGGCTTCAACGTCTAATGCATCTTTCAAGTGAAGTAAAAGACCTCTGTCTGTCATCGACCTGGAATTACATTCGTTACGCGATAGGGGAGGAGATAGAAGACTACTTTCTTGATCCGATTAATGCGATAGACAACGCTACTTACCAAAGGATTGCAATAAGCGCCTGCCATGCTATAGGGAAGACTTTTACGATCGCAAGGATCATGAAAGCTTTAATGGATAAGCATATTGGGATTAAGTTGATCTCAACAGCTCCAACATTCAGACAAGTAAACGATTTACTCTGGAAAGAATTCCACACAGCCCACAAGAAAACCCACCCATATTTTCTAAGAAAAGGTTCTCGTTTAAATGATACAAGTTACTGGATAGACTCCGAGACTTACGCTAGAGGCTTCAGTCCTCAGAAATCTGTTAAGTCAGAAACTGGCCAGGGTACTGATTCTGTATTTCAAGGTTATCACGCTCAGAATATGGTTGTTGTCATATTCGACGAGGCAACTGGAATATCTCCTTCATTATGGATTCAGGCGGAAGGCTTACTAACCTCTGGTAAAAGAGTTCTATTTTTAGCAATTGCAAACCCGACAACTAGAAATTGTGATTTTTACGAGTGCTTTGAAAAACCATCATGGAAGAAATTCGAAATCACTTGCTTTGACACCCCTAACTTAAAAGCGGCTGGCCTGCATTGCGTTGAAGATATTCAAAAAGAAGCTGATCTAGTCGAAGAGTTAAGAATAAAAGACCCTGAACTTGCGCTTGAAAGGCTCGCATCCTATCCATGCCCAAAACCACATTTAATAAACGTTCGATGGGTAATAGAAAAGGCTGGAGAATGGGGGGTTGATCACCCTTTGTTTCTAGGAAAAGTTATTGGTAAGTTTCCAGGAGAAGACAGTAAATCTTTGATCACAAAAGAATTGATCGAAGAGTCACAAGCAAGAGAGGTTGAGGAAGATATCCACGAACAAGAGATTGCTTACATTGGTTTGGATGTCGCGAGAGAAGGTGAGGATTCGTCTGTCTGGACTTCTATGATTGGACGCTACCAAGACAAAATGGTCAAAGTTAACAAACACGACACGAACGAAGTTGTTGGTGGAACAATAAATTTTATCGAGGATTTAAAAGAACGTTGGCCTAATGTTAAAGAAATAAGGTTGGCGGTTGATGGTGGTTATGGTCACGGAGTCATTGACAATTTGAGGGAAAAACAAGGAGAAGAAGAGAACGAGAGGGTTTTTTCTGCTTTGAATGGAGTTGATATTCTTGAAATAAACTTCGGTGCGCAAGATTGGGTAATTTACCATTTTGGGTGGATCGATGAGTTTACGAGAAAACAAAGAGAGAAAGAAAGAGAAGTTCAGGAAGACCGTCAAAACTATGCGAACTACAAAGCGAAGATGTTTGATATGTTAAGAAGAGATATAAGGGCGGATATAGTTTTGAAAAAATTTCCAGTTTACGCGAAACAGATTCCAACTATATTAAAACTGCCGGATGGAAAAGGGCGGTTGAAGATTGAAGCAAAAACTGACTACAAGCAAAGAACCGGGAAAACATCACCCGATGAGGCCGATTCTCTTGCGCTTTGCAACTTTGCAAGATTCTTTGCAGTTAAACAGAAAAACAATGTATTTGAGGCTTTTACGTCATGAGTGTTGAGAGAATAAGATTAGGCGCTTCCATGGACTCTTACGATCATAATTCAAGTGGATGGAGTAATTATTCTAACGGCTTTGGTACTCAAACTGATCCGATGTCCTCAACGAGGTTCTACGCTTCGGCTGAGATGGATACTCAATATTTGTATAGGCTCTATAAAAACAACGCTCTTGTTTCTGCTTATATTAATTTATGGAAGGGGGACGCGACTAGAAAAGGCTTTGAGTTAATCGACAAAGAAAACGCTGATCGTGCAAACTTGGTTGAAAAAGAACTCTCTGAAAGATTTAAAATAAACGGGGTGCTTTCTAAGGCGGTCGGAATTGAGAGGTTGTACGGCGGTGGAGTTATATTTTGCGATATTGACGACGGAAATGACCCGAGAGATCCATTAAACGAGAATGCAGTAAAAAGAATATTAGGTTTTACTTTAGTTGAAAAAGAATACGCGCGCCCTTGGACTTACAACGATTTAGTAGGAGTTGAAAACCCAGGCGAGCCAATGCACTATCAATTGACTCTTTCAAATGCGATTCAATCGAAGACAATGGAAGTTCACGCTTCTAGGTTGATTAGAATCCCGGAAATAAAAGCAGATGATAATTTATCAAGCATAAACGCGTTCAATTCATCTTACCCGACGTGGCCAGTTTCTCCAATTCAAAAAGCTTACGAAACAATAAAGCGATACGGAACAGGGATGCAATCAACAACGCAGCATCTACAAAACCTAGTTGTCGATATTTTCAAAGTCTCTAATTTAACCAAAAAAAGAGATCCAGAAGCTTTCAAGAAGTACATTCAAGAGCAATGGAAAATGAAAAACTCTCTCAAGGCAAACATTATGGGAGAGGACGACACGTTAGAAAGGATTGGGACGCCGCTTGGAGGTGTTGAGCATATCATTGATCAAATTAATAAGGATGTTTCAATGGCCTTTGGTGTTTCTCTATCATTGTTATTTTCCCTTGAATCTGGTGGATTGGGGGGGAGTACGATTGCAGGCGATCGGCTAAACTGGTTTGATAAAGTCAAGTCTTATCAAAATCGCCACCTATCATGCGTAGTCGATCGAATAGTTTATTTAATGGGTTTGGAGAAAAAAGAGGATTTCAAAGATATTGAAGTTAAATTTAACACGCTTCAAGAACTTAGCGACTTAGAACGAATGGAGGTAAGGGAAAAAGCGGTTGATTCTATGACCAAACTTGTTCAAATCGGCTACCCTGAAAAAGACGCACTAGATTCTATGCTTTCAGGTGGAGAGATGAACATTGACACTTTTAATTATAATCCAAAAGAAATTGAGGAATTCTTAGAAGATAAGAGCGAAGAGAACGACTTGGAAGAGCCGACTTTAAAAGAAGATGGCGAAGAAGATAATTAATTCTACACAAGGAATTGAAGTCTATCGATTCCTTAAAAAGAAGAATGAAATTGAATTCAAGAAAGTAAAGGAGTCTCTTGATGACTTTTATAGAATGTACAACGTTTCGTTTGATGCAAATGAGGGCATACTAAATACGCTAAGAGTTTATTTAGGATCAAGATTAAATGAAATAATTTTAAATTCAGATAATCAGTCATTGATAAAAAGGTCGTTAAACTTCGTATCAAATCAGATACTAAGAAAAAACAAACTAGATATTTCTTCAAGGGTCAGTGCGATTCAAAACGTTTTTGAAAATGAACAATCAAACCAAGATTTACTGAATTACTACGTTGAGGAAAACGCTAGGTTAATTAAAGGTGTTGAAGGTGATAAAGTTGAGAAAATGAAAACGATCATCTTAAATTCAATTCAAAGCGGGCAAAATAAATCTTTGATCACAAAAGCATTAAGAGGTTTAGTGGATCGCTCAAACAATCGATATAAATTCATTGTTCGTGATCAATCGGCAAAACTTTATAGTTCCATAACAGAAGTTAGAGCAAAAACGAACAACTGGGATTTCTACGTCTGGGAAGATTCAAACGACGTCAAAGTCAGGTCTCTTTCAAATACAAACGGGTATCAGTCTCACAAAATGCTTGATGGTAAGATTTACCGTTTCTCAGAAAAAGCACGGGATGTTTTCAAAGGGAAAGGGGCTCAATTTCACAATCCAGGCATGAACTACGGGTGCCGTTGTACTGCCAGGGTTTTATTTGATCCGCCGGAAGCATTTAAGCGCAACTCGGATGGTTCTTACTCATACAAAAAAGAATACAAAAGAACCGCTTAGCGGTGTCAATAAAAAAGTTTGACAACTATATTTATAATAAACCATCTTCATAAAAAGAACTGCAATTTTAGGTATTATGAAAATTACAAGAAAATTCAGAGTCACAAACACAGATTATCTACTTTCAATCGATACGTCTGGGTATCACAAGAACGCGTGGTGCGAAATAGTCGATTCCAGCCTCCCAAATCCAGCAATAAAATCAGTGATGCAAGGCTCTATTAGGCTACATTTTGAGCCTAGATGCATTAATCACGATGTCGTCTTGATAGTCCATTTTGACGAACCAGAAACAAAATCGAAACAAAAAACAGAAGTTGATTTCTCTTCTCTTGGAAAAAGGGTTTTGACTGGTGTTTTATGTACTCTTATTGGTTTAAGCATTTCATTATGCTTAAACTTGGCTTACAAAAAACTTTATCTTAATGAATCTGAGTCTTGGAAATCTAAAATAGAAGAAGAAGATTTTAAGGTAGGTTCTAACGATCGAGCTTACTATGAAAGCGATAAGATTAAGCAGCTGGAGTTAGATTACACAAAAGAAAACAGCTTATCGTCAAAATACAAGTTTAAAGATTTATTTCATTATACTGAGCACGGTGTTTACATAATGAAAGACGCGGTAAGATTCGCGGACGGTATAGCAATGATATTCACTAGAAAACAAGCAAGTGAATATTGTTCAGACAATTTTGACGGAAGAATACTTAGCGACAAAGAATATAGTAAGTATATTATAACTGGAATTGCGGATTCTTTTAAATCTCCATTTAGCAGGGCGAGAGATACAACTGAATGGACAAGTAAAACACACCCTGAAGACAATGATTATTATAAAATATTAACAAAAAAACTGGTTCAGGAAGGTTCGGATATTAAAAAATACGGGGGTTTTACATTTGGGGAGGAAGACGAAGTTGGTGCAGGGTTTAGATGCGCAATGTTCAATGAAGACTGGGAAGAATCTAAGTGAAATACTTTCTTGAAATATATAGAGACCCTAGGGATATTCATAGAGTTTTGATGGCAGGAATACTTTCACTGCTTGTTTCTCATTTCATATATCTTTATGAAAGTACGTCTCAAAACTTATCCATAGTTCATACTAAGGATTATATACTTGTTTCGGTTTTTTGGTTTATTGTAATTGATCGTGCATTATGGTGCATTCTCTCAAGCAAGAAAAACTATTTTTTATATTTCAGGTTAGGAATAATAACGACTGTTCTTTCTTTGGGTCATCGTTTGTTTTTCGGATTAGACTCTGCGGGTTCTTGGTATTTTAATTTGGTTTATTGCGTGTTTGCTACTCCGTTTGTTTTATATGCGTTAATAGGAGAAATCCCGAAAAATTTAGTTGAGGTTGTGATGAATAGAACTAATCAAAAAGAATGCTCGAACGTAGTAGAGGCGAGATTTAATGCTAAGTAAAATCATTTTGTTTTTACCATTTTTTTTTATTACATGTTCTGCATCAGTTCATGCTGGAATTTTTAAGGATATAGGAGAGGGGTATTCAAAAATAGCTGAGGTAAACCACAATATCGAGTGGGGCTTTGTCATGATGGCTACGTCATTACTTGTTGCGATGTTTGGTAGCTTTGGAAAAGTTGCGGGTAAGTTCAAATCTAAAATACTTCTTTATCCAGTAGCTATTGCTTATAGTTTAGGTATTTTGACTTGTATTATACTACTAGTCGTCCAGTTTGAAAGCTGGTTTTCAGCCGTGTTTGAGTTCTTACTAATTCTTGTTGAATCGATTTTGGAAATTTTATGGAATTAGACAATAGAGATTTTTCATATTTAGAAACCGATTTTTCCTTTGACGGCTCAGAATTAAAAGAAGACGCAAACGGATTTCTTAGGATTCCTGGCAAGATAATGAAAGCTGGTGAATTGTTTTACGGTGATTTTACGGCACACATATCAAAAGACGAACTTAAAAAAGCAGTTAATTCCGCAAACTCTGTTGATGTAACTATTAGGCACCCCGAGGACATGGTTAGTCCTGAAACCTACAAAAAAGATACTGTAGGCGTGACGGGTAACAATATGTCTATCAAATCATTCGATGGCGTTGATTGGATTTATGGCGATTTAATCATTAAGGATAAAGAAGGGATCGACTTAGTAAAAAGAAAGAAAGCAGCAAAGGAAAAAATTAATGTTTCCTCTGGGTATTATCGAAAGAAATATTCAATGGACGCTAAAAACGCGGTGTTTAAGGACATCGTTTTCAATCATGTAGCAATAGGGGTGGGAGTTCCTAGGGCTGATGGTGCATCTCTCGACTCAAAAGAGAGCGAAAAAACAACAACTCACAATATTGGTGTTAGTATGAAATTTAAAAAAACATTGCAGAAGAATATAGATTTCTCGCTCGATGAAATGGAAATTGAATATGATGAAAATCATGAAAAATTAGTTTCCGCTTTTGATAGTCGCGAAAAGAAAATGATGGATTCTTGCCAAAAGCAAATGGATTCCTTGAAAAAATCAATGGATGAAATGACGGGCGCTAAAGAAGGCTTGGAAGCTAAAGTAAAGAAGATGGAAGAAGACAAGAAGAATTACATATCTAAAGATGAGCTGAAAGAGCTTGAAAAAGTTAAAGAGAAAGCGATTCGATACGGTGTAAAAGAAAGTTTTGAAACTGCTTTGGAAGGAAAAAAACTAGTACTTAAAGCAGCTTACGACAAATCTTTTGATGATGCTCATGTTGACGGTGCGTTCTCAACCCTTCCTGAAGATGATGCGCATGCAGTAGAAAAAGCGAAATCAAACGCTAAACTACAAGAAGCGAATAATAAAGCAGGTAAATCAAACGACTCACAAGATAATTTACCTTTATCTAAATTAGACACTGCAAAAGTGATCCAAATAGCAAGCGGGAGGAAATAATGGGACAACCATCATATGCACAAAGCATTAATAGGGCGCAATTAGGTGATGCGGCTGACTCTGATTCTTACCGAGGCCGTTTAGAGTCTTATTTAGTTGAAAATGATGAGGCAATAATTCCTGGTTATTTTGTTGCTCAAGGAACTGCGGACGGCCAAGCAATTTTACCTGAAGATGCGAATAGTATAATTTTAGGCGTTGTTTATAACGGCACTGGAAGGAAGTTAGATAACGATACTGGTTTAATTGAAAACTATGGTCAAAATGATCGAATTTCAGTTGCAACAGAAGACGTTTTTTATGTCTATTCTGAAGAAGCAGCTACAAAAGGTGATCAAGTTTTTGTCAGGCATACGGCAAGCGGTGGTAATACTGTTTTAGGTGCCGCAAGAACAGATGCGAACACAGCAACAGCGGTTGCGGTAACGGCTGAATATGCAGAAACAATAACTGGAGCTGGATTGGCAAAAGTAAAACTATTAATGGCGCAGGTATAAAATGGGAAAATTAGCACAAGAAGCATTACTGTATTTGAATAACAGCTATGACGCCCAAAGAAATTTTGGCGTTGTTGATGGGAATGGATCTTCTAAAGATTCAAAAATGAACTGGATTGAAGACGCTCTAACTAGGGTTGAGCTCGAACTTGCTGGTGTGAACACTAAAGTTTTGAGTACGCAAGACATTCTTGGGCATTCAATGGATGCAAGCCCAGCTTATCAAATCCCTGACGTTACTCACTACGACGGAAAATTAAGATTTGTTGAATATGCAAACATTGATATTTTAAGAAAAATGCAAGTCACGTCTGAGATTCCAGTAGGAGCA